TTATGGTTTGCTGTTATTCGCATCCGCGAACTAATGCAATCTAATAGCCGAACATCACAGTATGCAAATAACCGATGGGCAACTCGTGCTCAGATGAATCAACGCCTGGCAGTAAACCTCGATGAGATGTTTGCAGAGCAATGGCAAGAAAACTTCGGATAAGGAAAACAATGGCATTAACAATAGAGCAGGTAACGGCACGGGTTGAATCCTTGCGCTACCGCAATCACGAACGTGATGCGCGTAACCTTGATGTACTTGCTGTACGTAAAGGAAAAATTGCTCAGGTATATCCTAACTTCTTTCCAGAAGGTGTTGATGCAAACGTAGTAGCAAACTTTATTGACATTGTTGCTCGTGACTTATCTGAAGTTATGGCTCCGCTTCCAGCAGTTAACTGCTCTGCAGCCAATCAAGTATCTGATAGAGCACGTACATTTGCTGATAAGCGTACCCGTATTGCCTCTAACTATTTCCAACACTCAGACCTAGCAGTACATATGTACTCAGGTGCTGACTGGTATCTAACATATGGATTTGTCCCGTTCATTATTGAACTAGACGATGAAGCAAAACTGCCACGTATTCGCATAGAAAATCCTATTGGGGCTTACCCAGAATTTGACCGCTATGGACGTTGTGTGGCATTTGCTAAGCGTTACTCTATGACACTTGGTGAACTAGTATCTCAGTTCCCAGAGTATGACAGGCAACTCCTTGGTTCAGAGGGGTACAAACAAGACCTTAATGCAACAATTGAAATGGTTCGTTACTACGATAAAGACCAATCTGTAATTTATGTACCACGCAGAGAAAACTTAATTCTTTCCCAGGCTGCTAATCCGCTTGGTAAGATGATGGTTGTCGTTGCACGTAAGCCATCTATTGATGGCGAAATGCGTGGACAGTTTGATGATGTGCTAGGTATTCAGTTACTGCGTAACCGATTTGCATTACTTGCAATGGAAGCGGCAGAGAAGTCAGTACAGGCACCTATCGTACTTCCACAAGATGTGCAGGAACTACAACTTGGTGGCGATGCAGTTATCCGCACAGCCAACCCAGCGGGAGTACGCCGCGTAGAACTTACTCTACCGCAAGGCGCATTTACTGAGCAGAACATTCTTAATCAAGAACTTCGTGTTGGTACACGTTATCCTGAATCTCGTACTGGAAATATCAGCGCATCAGTTGTTACTGGTCAAGGTGTACAGGCTCTTATGGGAGCATTTGATACACAGGTTAAATCAGCACAAGCAATTTTTGCTGCAACACTTCGAGACATTATTCAAATTTGTTTTTGTGTAGATGAAATGATTTACTCAGAAGAAAAAACAATTCGTGGAGTAGATTCGGGTTCACCTTATGAAATTACCTACAAGCCAAGCAAAGACATCAAGGGTGACTATTCTGCTGATGTTCGCTACGGTATGCTCGCTGGTCTTAATCCAGCACAAGGTCTTATCTTTATGCTTCAAGCACTTGGAGGAAAACTCATCAGCCGAGATATGGCTATGAGAGAATTACCATTTACAGTTAACGTAACACAAGAATTAGAAAAAATTGAAATTGAGGATATGCGTGGTGCACTCCTCGGTTCACTTACGGCATACACACAAGCAATTCCACAGATGGCTACTCAAGGTCAGGATGCCTCTGAAGTCGTACGTAAGATTGCTGCGGTTATCAAGGCTCGTCAAAAGGGTCAAGCACTAGAAGACGCAATTGAAGCCACATTCGCTCCGCAGCAACAGGTCCCTCCTGCTGGAGTGCCACAATCGGTTGAGCAAATGTCCCCTGCTCCTGAGGCTGCTCCAGCAGGAGGCGCTCCTTCTCCAGACCAAAGTTCACCAGCACTACCAACAGCAATGCCACAAGCCAGACCAGACCTACAAAGCATCCTTTCAAGTCTGACATCATCAGGTGGTGCAAACGCAAGCGTAAGAACAATTCAGCGACGTTAATGAGGTAGGGGACAATGACAACAATCGTTGGTGTACAAACTGAAGACGGTTGCGTCATTGCAAGTGATTCACGCGTTGCAGAGGGTGGAAAAGTTTATACCCATCCTGAGATGGTAAAGGCGGTAGAACGTGGTAGTTATATTATCGCTGGCGCTGGTGACTATCGGGCTTTACAAATTATTTTACACGGATGGCAACCACCGCTAGTAAATGCAAAAGCAAAACAAAATCTTTATGAGTTTGTAATTAATAAAGTAGCACCATCACTTAAGGCAACATTAGTTGAAGCAGGAATTGAATTCAACAAAGGGTCAGAAAACTCTGAGTATAAATTTGAATTACAAATTTTAATTGCTATCAATGGAATCATACTTGAGATTGACAGTGACTTTGCAGTAGCAATGAATGACACAAATTTTTATGCAATTGGTTCAGGCGGAGATTACGCACTTGGTGCGCTACACGCAGGAGCATCTGTACTAGATGCGATGAGAATTGCAGCACTTAATAATAATGCAACATCGGCTCCATTTCATATACTTAAGCAAGAGATTAACTAGGAGGAACAATGGCTGGAAAACCAGGACGTAGCGGTGGTGCCAATGGAGGACCACAGTACAACCCAGCCAATGTCAACGCTATGGGTGGCAATGGGCAATCAGGACAGCCTAAGCCAGGATATACAGGATTTGCATATGGTCAAAATGGTGCACTAGATGCACAAGCAGGAGCAGCAAAAATGCAAGGAGCACCTGCTTCTGTACCAGCACCTAAAGTTTCTGGTCCATCATTGATGGATATGGCAGCATTACACGAATCTCAACCTTCTGGTGCACCGATTACTGATGGTGTTGATTTTGGTCCAGGTCGTGGTTCTGAAGCATTACCTGCAAACCTTAATCCTGACCGTCGTGTTATGGAAAATGCTGACCTTATTGCACGTTACTTACCTGATTTAATTAATGCAACACGTGTACAAGGTGCACCTGACTCATATAAGAGGTTTGTTAATTATCTTAAAAGCCAGGTAGTTTAATGCAGTGGATGGAAAATACTTTTTACGACCACTTAGATAAATTTTCTAACTCTCTTGGATTTGAAAACTTTGGCATTGCATTTTGTTTGTCAACAGTAAACTGGCAGAGTACAGAAGAACGAGATACTTTTATTCGTTCAATAACGGGTGCTGACCCACAAGGTGGAACACCATCTACATTTAATCCTGGAAGCGTGGTGAAGTAATGTCAGTATGGGATGACTTCACTAATATCCTTAAAGGCGCAGCAACAGGTCTTACTGGTGGTATTGCAGGAGCGGTTAGTGGCGGAGTTAAGGCTGCATTACCAGCGGTAGAGCGCACTGTTGCTCCAGTTGTCGGCGCTGTAGGAAAGCAAATTGCAAAAACTGGTTCTGGAATTATGCAAGGTTTTAGTGCTGCAGGTTATACACCTGGCGGCGGACCAGGAAGTGTAGTTGCTAAAGCGGGAGTAAGTATTGCTGCTCCACAGATTAATCAATTAACTGGTGGTAAGTTAACAACACAGGCTCAGTCCAGTATGGCTGATATTGTTACTAACCAAACAACTGCTAAATTTAATCAATTTGACCCATTGCTTGCAGTGGGAACACAATTAGAAAATAAAGTTTACAGCCCATTGGTTAAGCGACCAATCGCTGCTGCTGCTTTGCTAACTGACCCTACAAGTCCTTTATATGATGCAGGTACATATGGTGCTGGATTTCAGCCATCTGACTTACAGGCAGCATATAATAGAACTAAGGATGTTTCACTTGGTATTGCACTTACAAAGTCATACCTAAATCCATTTCATATAACTGGAATTTCCGATGCAATCCTATCTAATGGTGGGGTTAACATTGACAAAGTTAATCTTTGGGACGATAAAGACATCAAGAAGAATTTTACAGATAATACAACTGGACGTTATATGTCTGGTCTTACAGATGCAGTAATCGGAAACGTAGCAATTCAGGCTGCTACTTCTGGTTCTTTTTCATTGCTTAAGATGGCATCAGCAAGTGCTGGTCTTACAACTGCTCTTAAGATGGAAGATGTTAATAGCATCATCAAGTTTGAAAAGAATGTAACTGACCATCTTGATTATGTTAATACCAACGGCACATCAGGAACTAGAACTGTACTCGGTGTAGATATAGAGCGTCTTGCTAAGTCAAATGATGTCAATGAGATTGCTGACATCCTAGAGCCACATAGCAATAACCCACGTCTTATCAACATTGTTAAGAATACACAAGACCCTGCAGTCGTACGTGACTTCATTCTTGCTGATAAAGGTTATGCACCTGCGCTTCAGCGTATCGCTAACCTAAATATGTCAGATGACCTATGGATTATGAGCAATGCTGGAGCAGAACTTCAGGCTGATTTCATTAATACTGGTCAACTACGTTCATTCTCATTTGAACAACGCCAACGTATGAGCAAGGCATTTGATGATTCTATTGGGAAGAACCCAAAGCATCAAGAACTATATGATGCGTTCCTACGTGATGAGTCTATCGCTGGTCCAGTAACTCCTGAACAGGCTGCCCGTGGCATCCAACCTGGAATGATTGACCCAGTTCCTCGTATGTTCGGTAAGGCATACCAACCAATGGAGCCAATCCTTGGTAAGGGTGCATTCTCAAAGGTACGTACCCGTGCTTCTGAACTACGCACTGCAGCAGTAACTCGTGACTTCAGTACTGTTGGTGGAGTTGCTCAACGTGTTATTGGTCGTAAAGATGCAGCAACTGCAATGATTAAATTTGTTTCTACAAAGATGCCTCGTGGTGTTGTAACTAACTCTGGTATCCGACCTATGGACGCTGTTGAAGAAATCAACGCACACTTTGATAGCATCAAGGCATTTTCAAATGGTTCTAATAGAATCAGAATTTCACCTGAGGAAACACAGTTAGCATCTGAATATCGTCAAGATTTTATGACTCAGTATCTATCTGCACAAACTGATGCTGAACGCGGTATGGTTTTAGATAACTTAAATGCTAAATTGGTTTATGATGTTGCTCGTACTCACGGTGTATTGCAAAAAGATGTGCAATCATTTGTTGAAGAAGCAATGAATAACATTAATAAGTATCACTCAAGCCTTGCTGGTGATGCTTATGCTATGGACCCAAGTGGAATTCGTATCAAAGTTGACCCAGAAACTCAACGTCAACTTCGCAATGCAACACCACTTTTTCCAGTTGCATCTATTGAAAAAGATATTCTTGTAGCACAGAAGAATTCAGGGTTTAAGGCTGTTAATAAGGCTGGCGAGTTTGCTAACTTTGCATATGAGTTTGGCAATAAGTCATTTTCATTCACACAGTTAGTTCGACCATCTTATATCGGTAAGAACTCTGTAATTGAACCTTTACTTGTATCGGTATTATCACACGGTTCACAGGTAATTTCTGATGGATTTATGTCTGGTATGAAGAATGCGATTCTAAACAATAAGAATCGAGTACTTCGTGGTATTGATAAGTCAAATGCACTTAAAGCACCTGCAAAGATTGCACTTAAGAATGACTTTCAAATGCTTACCAAGGAATATGGTAATGCTGTAGAACTTCTTGAGAACCACATTGCTGAATACAATGACTTCTTTACAAATCCTGCTGGTCGTTCTCCAGCAACCCGCATCGAAAGCGGAGATATTGTAAAGCGTGACCTTAATGCAGCAGAGAAGTTCTTGCGTAATATTGAAGAGCGTATGAATGATGCTGCGCCTGAATTTACTGCAAAGATTAAGTCTCAACCAACGCTATATAACTTGACTCGTAGAGTTCAGTACCTAAAGTCTTTGAAGAATCCAGCATATGCTGCTGATATTGCTAATGCTGAAGCGGCAATTGTTATTGCATCAGGTGATATCAATACTCTTGCACCGCAACTTGCTCAAATTGATAAGATGATTGCTAATGAATATGCACGTCTTGAATCAAAGATTCAGGGTTTTGGCAAACTGCATAAGAAGAATGCTGACCTTTACTTTGTATCAGAGGACCGCTCAGTTCAATATGGAACACAGAAACCATTTACTGCAGTAATGCCAAATGGTGAAAAGATTGAGGGCATACCTCAGTTTGGTTCAAAGAACCATCTAGGTTCTGGATACCAGAGTGAAGTAGCCAATACACATACACGCCAGATTGAACTTACTGGAGATAAGATTTTTGGTCAGAAGGTTAATATGTTTAACCGTCGTGGTCCAGCAGAAGTAACTGATATATCAAGCCCACATTATTTTGACGAACTTGCTTATGTTGCAAATAATTATATGAAGGGCGACATACTTATCGACCAGATTCTTGCTGGTAAGTCTCGTGATGAACTACTTACTTGGGGTAAGACCCGTCAGGCTAGTTCATATGCTGCAGAATTCGGTAAGTCATCTGAAGATATCGTGTCAATCATTGATAACCAGATTGCATATATCAACCGATACCTACCATCTGCTGAGGCTCAGGCTCTACTAGCCAAGGGCGAAGTCAATGGTGCTGTATTAGCAAAGTTACTTGCTGATAGTCCACAGGATTTGACACCTATTCATCCTCTTGATGTTTCTTACTCTATTAAGACATCATCAAAAGAAAACTTTAATGAGACTCTTAACCGACTTACTTCAGCAGCGTGGGTAAAACTTGCGACTCCAGAAAATAAGTTCCGCTACGCGTGGGCAAGTACTGAATATAAGACTCGTGTAACTGATAAACTTGCAGCACTACAGGCACAGGGCTATGAGATTAATACCAGTACTATCAACGGCATTCGTCAGGCATCTGCAGCAGAGGTAGTACAGGAACTAGAGAAGACTTTCTACTCTATCCGTCGCGCTAACCGCGCATTGTTTACAGCACGTACAGTTCTTGCATTCCCAACTGCATCAGCAAGTGGTATCTATCGCTATTCTCGTCTTGCTGTTAAGAATCCTGGACGTTTTGGTGGATTCCTTAATAGTTACTATGGTCTATATAACTCATTTGGTGTAGATAAGTATGGCAATCCAACTGATAATCCAATGGATGCTGAATACTTTATTGTTCCTGGTACAAAGGAAATGGGTATTAATAATGGTAAGGGCATTATGCTTAGTGCTCGTGCTACTAACTTTGCCGTTAACTTCGCAGGTCCTTCTTACTTAGTGCCAATCGCATTGGGTCAGATTTATCGTTGGTCACCATTGAAGAGTGATTCAGTAAAGAGTACTTGGGATAAATTACCTATTGCTAAGATTTCTGGATATAAGTATGATGAACTATTCCCATTTGGAGTAGAAACAGACTTAACAAAAGCAGCAACAAAGACTGTAACTCCAGGCTGGATGCCAGCATTGCAAAAGTATCTTGGCAAAAATGGTGATGGTTCTGTTGACTGGACTAACTCAATTGTTTCAGAGTTTGAATACCAAGGCGCTTTGTATGATATGAACCTTGGACCTGCACCTACCACTGCATCAGTTGTTGCAGCAGCAAAGAAAAACTTTGG